ATTGGGCGTCTGGAACCCGACCAGCAACACCAACAACCTCGTCATTCTGCAAGCCAACCTCACGTGCTTCGCGAGCAACCTGACATCAGGCGCAGGCCCCGGCGCATTCGTCTGGGCTTTGTCGCTCAACAACGGCGCAATCTCGACGGGCTCGAACCCCTACAACGCCAAGACGCTGCTCCAGTCGGGCAGCAACGCCAAGTTCTTCGCGGGCTCGACCGCGTTGACGGGCCTCTCGAACAACCTCGTCATCGTGGCCGGCGCGAACCTGCCATGCCCAACCGGCTTGACCTACACCACGCTCGCCTCGACCGCGCTGCTCCCGTCCTACGTTGGCCGCGAGGATTTCGACGGCTCGCTGATCGTTCCTCCGGGCGGCGTGCTGGCCCTGCTCAACACCACGTCCTCGACCGTGTTCAGCGCGGTCGGCAAGCTCGCGTGGGAAGAAGTCCCCGTCTAATCCATGACGTTCCTAACACTACTCCAGCCGCAGGCAGCAGCAGGGTCCGTCACAGTCACGCCGGGCGTAGCGTCGCTCGTCCTGACTGGGTACGCCCCAACGGTCACGGCTGGAAGCGCGCCTGTCAGCGTTACGGTCACGCCTGGATGTGGCGCGCTGGTCATTACGGGCTATCCGCCGACTGTTTCGCCTGCGCCGGAAGTTGAGGTTCGCTCCCGCTCTTATGGCGGCTTTGACCCCCACTACTACAAGAAGCGCAAGAAGAAGCAGCCCGAGGCTGTCTCCAAGGATTTCGGGGACGACTGGAAGCCGCCGATGGTGCGGCCGGCGCCGCCCGCAACGCTGCCTCTCCCGGCGCAAGAGATACTCGCGCGGCAGGGTGCAGGCTTCGCACGGACGCAGACCGCTATCATTGCGGCGCTCGAGCAGATGGAACGGCAGCGCGCCGAGGCTGAAGCCATCGCGCTGGCTGAACAGGAAGACGAGGACGAGGCGATCCTGCTGCTGATGGCGGCCTGATTACGAGGTGAGTTATGGCACAGTCCAGCGTATCTGACACAGCCAGCAGCACGCTCCTGCTTGCCGCCAACAGCGAGCGCAAGGGCGTGGCGATCTGGAACGACAGCACAGCCGTTCTCTACGTGCTGTTGAGCAGCGGCACGGCGAGCGCGACGGTGGCGACGGCCAAGATTGCGGCCGACGGCTATTACGAGACGCCCCCGACCTACACGGGCGCCATCTTCGGCATATGGGCGTCTGATGCTTCTGGCGCTGCACGCATCACGGAGTGGTAGCGCGTGCCTCGCTTCGTCACGGTCAACAACGTCAGCAGCTTCACCAGGCGCGCTGGCGGTATCAGTGACCTTCTCAGCAGAGCCACCTCGCAACTCGGCGGCCTTGTGCCGCTGCACTATTGGGATTTCACGACCAACCGCGCGCTGTTTGCCGGGGCTGACGTTGGCGCTGTTACCAGCACGCCAAACTGGAGCTTCACCCGCGCAACGGTTGGATCAGCGGAAGACCTTGCGGGCAACATCGTGCAGTTTTCTTCTGGCCAGATACGCCGCACAGATCGCGGCATTCTAATTGAAGGCGCTCGCACCAACCTATTCTTAAACAGCGCGGTAGGGGTCACGCAGTCAGTAACCGTTGCGGCAGTGGCTCACACGTTGAGCTTTCGGGGTACGGGGACAATCACGCTCACCGGCACGTCTACGGCAGGCCCGCTCGTCGGCTCTGGCGCGAATACCCGCGTCACCCTAACATTCACCCCCACGGCGGGGTCACTTACCCTGACCGTCTCTGGCTCCGTCACAAACGTGCAGCTTGAGGAGGGCGCGTTCGTGTCAAGCTGGATCCCCACGGCTGGGACAAGCGTGACGCGCAACGCGGAAATCCTGACGGTTTCCTCACCCGGCGTCAGCTTCCCGCTGAGCCTGTTCGCCTTGTTTGAGAGCGCAGCCGATACTGGCGTAGGTCAGGTCATTTTTGAGGTGGACGACAACACCAACAACGAGCGCGCAACGCTAAGGCTCGCCATTGGTTTGCCGAACGCCATCATGGCCGATGGCGGGGTTGTGCAATCGAACATATCGATAGGCAGCGCGCTTGCGGTAGGCTCAACAGCCAAGCTGGCCGGCAGGTTCAATACAAACGACGCGCAGGCTGCACGCGACGGCACACTCGGAACAGCCGACACAGTGGCTACCCTGCCGACGACGCCAACCCTTATCCGCTTTGGCGAAATCGCATCAGGCGGAACATCCGCCTACGGCTACATCCGCCGCGCCGCTATTTTCAACAGCGCGCTGACGGATGCCGCGCTGCAAGCTGTCACAACCTGAAGTAATCACAGACACAATTCGAGATGCAAAACCCGCCCTGATCAGGCGGGTTTTTTCGTACCCGCCGCCGGGGTCAATCGGGCGTCAAACAGGACGCCGCTGTTTCGGGCGATTGCGTGACGACGACGAAAGGTCGAACGATGAGTGACGAGAAACTGAACTTTCTGGACGCTGAAGAACCGGCAACGCCTGCGCCTGAGGCAACGCCCCAGGTCATCGAAGCCGAGAAGCCAGCCGCACCCGAACCCGAGCCGCAAGGCGATGGCAGGGCGCGCGATCCGGAAACAGGGCGTTTCGTCCCCATCTCCGCGCTTCTAGATGAGCGCGACAAACGACAAGCCGAGACCCGCAAACGGGAAGACCTCGAAGCCCAACTCCAACGCTACCAGCAACCGCAACAGCCCGAGCAGATACCGACTGACCCATCAGGAATCATTCAGTATGCACTGGCTGAACAGCAGCGCATCGCCTTCAACGAACGCCTCAACACATCCGAGCTGATGGCCCGACAGGCCCACGGCGAGGACATCGTGAGCGAGGCGCAACAGGCGTTTCTTGCCGCTGTCGGTCAGAACCCGATGCTGCAACAGCAACTGCAAGGCCAGATCCATCCATACGATTTTGTCGTCAAATGGCACAAGCAGCACAAGCTGATGTCTGAGATCGGGCAGGACCCGGAAGCATGGCGCAAGACTGAGGCCGAGAAGATCCGCGCGCAGGTACTGGCTGAACTTCAGGGGCAGGGCGTCTCGCCGGCCCCATCGTCACAGCAACCCCCGCCGTCAGTGGTCGGAAGACCAGCGGCAGCAAGGGCAGGCTCCGTCCCAGTGGGACCGGGCAATGCCTTTGACAACCTTTTTAGAGGATAACCAATGGCCGAAGTCGCCCTTGCATCCGCTTCTGAAAAACAGAAGTGGATTATGAACTATTTCGCAGAGTATGTCCGGAACTCCGGTTTCAAGCCCTACATGGGCAAGGGCAACAACTCGATCATCATCAGCAAATACGAGCTTCAGGAAGAAGCGGGAAAGACGATCAACATCCCGCTGATCACGCGCCTGAAGGGAACCGGCGTCACCGGCTCCACGTCGCTCGACGGCAACGAAGAAGAACTCGGCAACTACAACTGCGCCATCAGCGTCGATTGGCGCCGTAACGCGGTGCGCATCCCCAAGTCCACGTCCTACAAGTCGGAACTCGACCTGTTCGGCGCGGCGAAAGACATGCTGCGCGTCTGGGAAGCGGAGAAGCTTCGTGATGACGTCATCAAGGCGATGTTGGCCGTGGTCACGACCGGCGACACGACCGTCAACATGGCCGACACCTCGGCTGCGAACCGGAACGCCTACAACGCGGCGAACACCGACCGCCTGCTGTTCGGCAAGCTGCGTTCGAACTACTCGGCAACGTGGGCGACCGCTGTTGGCAACCTCGACACAACGGATGACAAGTGCACCGTGGCGTCGATGTCGCTGGCGAAGCGTATCGCCAAGAACGCTGACCCGCATATCCGCCCGTACCGCACGGGCGACGGTCGCGAATACTACGTGGCGTTCCACGGCTCGCGGACGTTCCGCGACCTGAAGGCTGACACCACGATGACGCAAGCGAACCGTGAGGCTCGCTCGCGTGAAGGCTCTGGCATGGACGACAACCCGATCTTTCAAGACGGCGACCTCCTGTATGATGGGATCGTGCATCGCGAAGTCCCGGAGATCGACGATGTCGCAGCGGCCGGCACCTACTCGATGAACGCCATCGGCGCATCGTCTGCTGACGTCCGTCCGGTGTTCCTGTGCGGTGCGCAGGCTGTCGGCATTGCATGGGGCCAGGAACCGACCCCGCGCAGCGACATGCAGAAGGACTACCAGTTCCGTCCGGGCGTCGCCATCGAGGAACTGCTTGGCGTCAAGAAGCTCTGCTTCAACGGCGTCCAGCAGGGCATGGTGTCGGCGTTTTTCTGCGCAGCGAGTGACAGTTGATAGCTAGTAGTTAGCAAATAAGGAAATCATCACATGCCTACCTACTCAGCTACCGACTACCTGACGAAGCCGATCCCGACCCACGGGCAGGCCAACAACATGAAGGCGTTCTATTTCGAGGTGGCTTGCGCTGCGGCGCCGACGACCTCGGATCCGCTGATCTTCGGCTACGTGCCGAAGAACTTCCGCCTTCTCGGCGCGACGCTCGAAGCAACCGACATGGATACTGGCGGCCCGACGCTCACCCTCAACGTGGGTGACAGCGGCGATGCCGACCGTATCTTTGCGGCTTCGGCTGTCGGCGGCACTGGCACCCTGTCGGCTGCGATTGCAACGACCGGGTTCGGCTACAAGTACACCGACAAGACGCTGATCACGGGCGTTGCGGCGGCGAACGCGACGACTGGAGCTGCCGGCACGATCTTCCTCGTGCTGTACGGCATCCAGGAAGATGCGACGACCTCCTGATGACGGCTTTCATCTGGAAGGGTGACGACGAGGGCGGTGACGAGTTCACCGCCCTTTTTGGCGTCACGTTCCCGGTAGGGCAGATGATCGAAGCGGGACACTTGCTCCCGTGGCAGGTCAACAAGCTGCGGAGCCATCCGTATTTCACGGAGGTTCCGCAGGATGCCCCCGCGCCGAAAGGCAACCCGGAACAGGACGAACGCGCCATCATCAAGCAGCAACTGGACGACCTCGGCGCGAACTACGACAAGCGCTGGGGCATCGAACGGCTGCGCGCGGCGCTGGAAGGCGCGACACGCGAACCGCTGGCGGTGATTGATGGCTGACGCCACACTGGCCGAGCTGCGCAACCGCGTGCTGCAAAAGCTCAAGGTGCTGCAAGCAGGCGAGACGGCGGAAGCCGAGGACACCGCGCTGATCGAGGGGCTGATTGCCAGCGTCAACGAGAAGCTGCGCGACCTCGGCATTGCCTACTGGTCCGACAGCGCTTGCCCGCAGTCGATGCTGGAAGACCTCGCCATGTACGTGGCGTGTCATGCGGCTGACGATTACATGGACGGCGGGCAGGCTGCATCGTTCCGTCAGACTTACGAGCCGACAGCGGAGCGCAACCTGCGGCGTCTCGTGCAGAGCGGCGAGCGGTTCAACAAGCCGACGCGGGCGGAATACTTCTGATGCGCGTGCCGATGGCGACGTCTGCGGCCTCCGCTGTTGTAACGGGGCTTGCCGAGAAGAAGTGCCACAACGTCTACCGCGAACCGCATCCGAACGACCCGCAGCGTGAGAACGTGCTGATCGAAGCGCCTGGCTCATTGCAGCGTGCCGACTTTGCCGGCGCGTGCCGTGGCATGTGGCAGGCAGACGGCCACGCCTCGGGCAATGTGCTGATCGCGCAGGGGACGACCCTGTCCACGTTCACGCCATCGGGCAACACGACGGGAAGCCTCACGGGGACCATTGCCGGGACCGACCGTGGCGACTTCGCATTCACCGAGACGCAGGGCTTCGGGCTGTTCAATGGCGGGCTGTACGTCTCGACCGGAACGGCCATTGCGGCTGTGACCGATGCGCAGTTTGCAACGCTTCTGTCTGACGCAAGCGCAACCGCGTTTACCAGCGTGGACACGCTGGGCCAGCGCGGGCTGTTCACGTACAAGAACCGGTTCGGCTTGACGTCGGTGCTGGCGCTCGATGACGTGACGGCGCTGAACTACTACACGGCAGAGAGTTCGCCTGACGACATCATTGCCGGCCGCGTGCTGGGTGAGTTCTACTACCTGCTGGGCTCGCAGACGATTGAGGTATGGTCGCAGACGGGTGACAGCGCCGACCCCTTCGCGGCGCAGGCCGGCATGACGCAGCAAGTCGGTTGCGCGTGCCGGGATGGCATCGTCAAGGCTGACAACTCGCTGTTTTTCGTGGACGAGGCTTTCAACGTCCGCAGGCTGGGGCAGGGCGGCTCGCCCATCATCTCGGAACCGTGGGTGTCTGCTGCGCTGAGATCGGCGGGTGCTGCAAACATCATCGGCAAGACCTACCAGGACCGGGGCCATATCTTCATCAGCTACCGCACGCCGACCGCGTGCATGGTCTTCGACGTGCTGACGCAGGAATGGCATACGCGCGGCACCAACCTGACCGCGACGTGGCGATACACGGATATCATCACCGCAGCGGGCCGGGTGTTCGTCTGCGATGGGACAGGGCAGTTCGACGAGCTGAGCCGGGACTATGCTTCGGAGAGCATGGCGACGGCGTCTACGATGGGGACGGAGATCGTCCGCGAGTTCACGGCGCACCTGTCGGGCGCACCGGACAGCCTGCCCATCACGACGGTTCGGCTCGAGAGTAGCAAGGGCGTTGGCGTGGCGACCGGGCAGGGTGTGGACCCTGTCGTGCAGCTTCGCGTGTCAACGGATGGCGGCAATACATGGACGAACTGGCGCAGCCGGAAGCTGGGCGCGCAAGGCGTCTATGACCAGCGCACGGTCTGGCATCGCTGCGGGCGAACGAAGCTCGCGGGCATGGTGTTCCAGTTCCAGAAAAGCGATCCCGCGCCGGCAGCTTACCTCGGCGTTGTCGTCAATGAGGACCTGTAAGTGACGGAGCGGGCGCCTAAACCGCCATCTGTCGGCGTTCCTCTGGTCGATAAAGAGGGGCGGCTGACTAACGAGTGGTACAAGTACCTGACGGGTGGGGTGAAGTTCTCCAGCAACGTCAACAGCGGCGTGGCGCTCCTGGCTCAACAGCAGGCAGCGGCGGCAACGGCGCTTGCGGCC